CACAGGCCATTATTTCCCTGCATCGAAGTTCTATTATTAGTTCTGCTTCGGGAGGTAGTTCCGTATGGATCATTTTCATAAACCCGTCATCTTTCATATCATTGAAGAGAGGTAGTGGAGCCTGGAAACATTCTGGCTTCAATAAAAGCTACTGCCTGATCGTCTATCGTGTTATCTGTTTGTTTGGCTATTGCCTTTAACAGATCCACTATCAATCTCTTCATTGCTTTTGATTTAATAAAAACTAGAAGAATAGGTTTAAAAATTTTTACCATCGGTTTTATGTGTTACTTCTCAAACATAGCTAAATTGCTAGTATTAGACAAGAATCTTAACTTTTATGGAAGATCAAGAGCCAAGCAAAGTTGAAACCATTGTGAAAGTTTGCGTACTTTTGTGGTCGGCAACACTTTTATCCCTTTCATACTATGAACCGCCATCTGGCAAAAAAATCGTAGATTTTGATCCGACATTTATTGCAAGTATTTTTTCAGCCAGCACTGCGTCACTAGGTTTTTCGATAAAAAAGAAAAAAGATACTATAGTAGATAATAAAAACAACAAAGTAGGAATCAAATGAAAAAACTACTTCCATTTTTATTTATTGTATCCGCACCAGCTTATGCGGACATGACTCACAACATATCATCTAGCGTAAAGTTTGAATCTCTTTCAGCAGCTAGTACGGCTGATAAAATTGGTTCGAGTTACAGCATAAGTGGTAATAATGTAACAACTGTGGACTCAAATTCAGCAGCTACAATAGGCGGTTTCGGGTCTGTAACTAATGGCGTACCAGCAATATCATTTCCTTCTGCTACACAAGCGACCAGTGGCGAAGCTTTCAGTTTTTCTACTAGCTACTTGGAAGGAGACAGTACACCAGGTAGTGCTATTACAGTTGGTACAGTTCCAAACTTCAGTGATTTGACCTCAACTTCTGCGGGATCTGTGGGTACAGCAGCAGTAGCACTAGATAATCACAATATTACAATGACACCTGGAACAGGAACAGGTATTGTGATAACAGGTCAGTTTGTCGTTGATCTCACTATCGAATGAGGAGGCTTTTTCTTCTTGGTTTTGTTATATCTGCTCCTTGCTACGCTGTTCCAGTTATTCCAAATTTTACTCAGGGGTCGAGCACCAGCCGAACAGAAACTTCCACAGTTATTACAGAATCTATACGAACAACAGAGTATAATTCTGGGTTCCTGTATTCAGTTACAGGATCAGGAATACAGCATGATGGATCTTCTATATCTCCAGCAGCTACCACTGTTAGCGAAACTATAAACGGAACTACTCATACATGGCAGGGAT